GCCGCCGGGCGCCGGCCGTCGATCGTAATACCACCCGACCATGTACCGCTCGTCGTGTAGCCGCTGTTTGTACGGCTGTAGTAGAGCGTCGCAGTTACGTCGCTGTAGTTGCCGTCCTGCGACTGCGCCGCCGACCAGTAGATGTCCGGCCTGATATACTGGTTTCCGGTCGATCCGGGAAAATTGCCGGAGAGCGCCATGTTAACCTCCGATCCAGCGGAACGTAATCCCGCTTGTAAAATTTACGTCCCACTTGCCTGCGCCCGTGATCCGCTCCAGCTCAACGTGCGTGACGTGCAGTGCGCCGTTGGAAAAATACGCGATCTCCGTACCCTCGACGTAAAATGACAGCTTTTTGCTTGTCCAGACTGACATATTGTGGCTGGTGTCGATCACGTCATACACCTTGCCGCCAACGCTCTGCGTGCCGGTTGTCTGGATGTCCTGCCCGATTGCGATGCCGATGATCGGGACGGTATCCTCATAGCCGACGATGCCCTGCCGGATGTATCCGGTGGTCTCCGTACGGTATGCCAGCAGCCCCTCGATGTCTCCGGCCTGTCCGTCGATCCGCCCCTCCAGCTCACTGACGTACTGGATGCTCTGCGTCACATTCTCTGCCGTTGCCGTAAACTTTGCGTCGACTTGCTCCTTGTACTGGCCAAACTCACTCTTGGCTAGGTAGCTGCTCTGCAGCTCGGCCTCGACGCGCTGGATCTCGCTCCTGACGGTATCCGCCGTCTTGATGATCAGGCTCTTGAGCGCGTTTGCGCTCGCTCCGATCTCCTGCCGCGTCTGATCCTGCGCCGCCTTTTGCGCACCCACGCCGAGCGAAGACTTTGCCGCCTCAGTCAGACTGTCCGCCTCGATGGCGTTGAGCGACTCATTGAGCTGTCTCGCCAGTGAGTAGAGATATCTCCGCACGCTCGACAGCTGCTCCGTCTGCCCGCCCTGAAGGGTCGGGGGAGTAGGGATAACTACCATCCGAGATCACTCCCCAACTCAAGGATTTTTGCGATGGAAAATACCCTCACAACGCCCTTGCCCGCGAGTTTAAGCCGCATATGGTCGCACCGGCGAGGGATCACGGGAACCGTGAACGTGCCATGACCCTTGCGGCGAACCGTACCGGCCTCGCGCCAAATACCGTCGGAATCGTACATGCAGTATAGCCGCAACTCCCCGCCCTGCTCAATTTGGAGTCGGATGTTATAGCGGCTCAGGTATTTTTTGTCGGGGTAGTCGTACCCGATCACGCCCGTTTCCGCAGACCACTCGGGAGCATCCTCCGGCGTGCCCTGCGTACCGTTGACGCACATCATCCACTTGGTATCCGCGTCGACGTAAAACAGATCATCGTCCTGCCGCGCGAACACAAGCGCGTGGGTGTTGTCCTCCCGATGCCACATCGAGCGATTTGCGTCGTACACAAAGAGATGCCACGCCGCGCCATCGTACATACTGATGTAGTACTTGCCGCCTACGCTCCCAGCGACCGCTTTGCTGTATAGCACGTCGCCAAACACTGAGCCGATCGAAGACGGGAAGCTCCCATCGTACGCGCACACGTCCGTGCGGGACTTGTACAGGAGCATCTCGTTGACCACGCACAGACTTCGCCAGCTCCCGTTTTGGACACCTCGCGCCGCCGTCTCAACGACCTGATGCCCACCGGAGGACGCGACGGAAATCCGGTGAATCACGTCCTCTTTAAAAAACGTGGGATATCCTTGGTAGTTGATCGCGCCCGTCCACGCGCCGTCCGATCCAACAGATGCCGCCCAAGCGTCCGTCGACACGCCGGCATAGACTCGCCAGTTTTTGAAATCGCCGAGCTTGCAGCAGTACAGCTCGTTGACGGTCTTACCGTCCACGATGCCATACTTGCATCCCCAGATGCGGTTTTGTGCCTCGCAGACGTAGTCCATGTCCGGAACACTCCGCGCCGCTTTGACCGTACCGCTCTCCTGCGTATAGGTCAGGTCGATCAGCCCAATGATCACGATCCAATCGTCGCCCTTGCTCTGCACGACCTTTGTGCCGTTGAGATCCTTGTACTGCGCCTTGACGGCCTCGCTGTCTCCCCCGTAGTCGATGCCGCTGATCTCCAGCCCGTCGCCCTCTGCAAAGGCCTTGCCGATCCCGTCTGCCGAGATCTTGGTGTAGACCGTCGCGACACCCATCCACATGCTCTGCGGCGCGGAGTACGTCATCAGCTTGTGTGGGGTCTGCGTCGTGTCGATCCAATACTCGCCGCCGGTCGGATTTTCCGGCTGTGTAAGTGGGACGTTGTCCATCGTCTTGCCGTCCATCGTGCTTAGGGAGTACACCACGTTGCCGGTGCTCTCCCACGATGACTCAAGACTCCCGTAGTCCGTCACGTCCTTGGTGTTGAGGTACACCTTGTCCGGCCAGATCACAAGGTATGCCCCCATGCTGACCATCTGCTTGTCGCCGTCGCTCAACGTCAGCCCGGTGATCTCCTTGCCGTTGTAGTACAGCTTGCCCCCGTCGACCACGGCCATCGCGTCCTTGGCCAGCATCCCGCCCGGAGCGGTCAGATGCTGTACCTTGCCGCGTGCTGGTCTGCTCATCAGGAGCGGATACCCGCTCGACGTGAGATTGGTCATGTCGTAAAACTCGCCGTCGCTGATCCTACGGTTGTGGTTGTACCCGCCAAACACAGACAGCATCTCGCGGCTCTGGCTCGTCTCAGTGAGCGTCGGATTGTACATACGCCCTCCTCACCAAAAACGCACCGTCGCGCTGACCGGCGTATGCGTCCGGTTGTACCAGCGGCTGTACTCGTTGTACGCCGCCGTGAAAAGCGCGATGGAATTGTTATACTTGCCGATCTCGCCATTGACGAGGTCGATCTGCGCCTCGACGTACAGCGGATAGAGCCGGTCATACGGCGCCGCCGCCAGAAGTTCCGCGCTCGGATCCGTGCCGCCGTTGACCGTCGGGATCTCCGCATTCTCGCCGCCGACGTGCGTACGGATGATCTCATGCGTGATGATACCCTCCAGCTCCTGCATCCATGCCAGCTTCTGCGCATCGTCGATGATGTTGGGCTTGCACGCATCGACCGTACTCAGCACTCGCTCAATTGTCATCGCGCGTCCCTCCTTCACAAAAAATGGGGGTCGCGCAGACCCCCATTACATTTCGCCGCCCGTCTCGGCGGCTTTCGCGGCCTGCTGCTGATAGCGGTATGATTCTCGCTTCTGGTTCTCGCTGAGCTTCAGCACTTCTGCCACGCACTCAGGCACTTCAACTTCTTCGCCGCGGCGGATCAGCCACGACCGGCCATTGATGCCGACGTACTGCTCCATATCATGCTCGTTGATGATCGGGAGCATCACGCGCACCATCTTCTCGCCCGTTTCGGGCTTCTTGGTAGTTTCAGCCATCTTCTTCTCCTATTCTGCGGGGGAGGGGCTGCCTCCCCCGCGATCAGTTAGTTAGCCTCGACCGACGCGCTCCACGCATCGGACACGCTCTCCACGCGCACCATGTTCTGCTCAAGCAGAATCTTGGCCGTGCGGATGCCCTTCCAGCCGACGGTAGAGCGCTGATCCAGCGGGTCAGCCGTACCGGCAGAACCCTTGCCCTTGACGATGGTCTGCAGACCGCCGCCGGTGACTTCGGTAACGCCGTAAGCGTTTTTGCCGAGGATCAGCGTGCCAAACACGCCGTAGTAGTTGGAGGTACTGCCGATCTTGGGGCAGGTGGTATCCTTCCAGACCTTCGCCTCGGTCGACTCCACAAATCGCACGCCCGCGATCTCGCCAAGCTCGCCCGTGTACAGGTTGGTGGGATTGGCATACTTGTGCGCGTCGACCCACTCCGGGTCGCGCATCAGATCGTACGCGACGTACGGATGGATGATGCCGACATACTTGCCGTTGATGGTCGGCACGTTTTTGCTCTTGAGCGTCGCGACCGCGCGCTGAATGGCCTTGACGGTCAGCTGGGACGTGTTGTCCAGCCCGGCGCGGGTGGTAACAGCCGTCTCCACGCCGGAGGCGACCTTGGGGCAAAACAGCACGTTGGTACCTCCCTGCAGGACGTTGCGCACGATGGTATCCATCGTAATGCCCGCCTGATCTCCAAGCAGCTGCGCGGCCTCAACGGCCACGTTGTCGATGGCGGTAAGATCAAGCACATCGGTGATGCGGACAAAGTAGCCGTACTGGTTGACGGTCGCCGTCAGGCTCGTCACGTCCAGCGCGCCGCCGTTTGGGGTCACGCCCTCGGTCAGCGCGGTCAGCGCCTTGGGCAGCTGGTTAAACTTGCGGAACTCGATCGTTTTGCCGTTGCCGCGCGGGATGTCGCGCTTCTGGCCAAACTGATCGTGGACAAGGTGCGGGCCAGCTTCGCGCAGCAGCACCTTATCGTAAAAGGTCTTCATTTCGGCGGACAGGTTGTTGCCGGTTGCCGCCGAGGTCGTCGCGTTGGTCACATCTGCAAACAGCTGCAGATCGATGTATCTCAGGTCAGTCATATTTCTCCCTTCCGGAGGGGTTAAAACCTGATCTTTTCGCCCCTCCTTGCTCGTCTGATAATCTCGTCCATATCAGCGTCAGACAGCTGCGACACGTCGCTCTTGACGGTGATCGGGGGCTTCGCGCCGCTCTCTGTCGGCCTCTTCCCCTGTGCCTGGATCTTGTTGGCGATTTTGCGCTCCGTCTCCTGCGCGGTAAACTGCATGGCCTGTGGGATAAGCTGATTATGGTACAGCCCCCAGTAAGCGCCCTCGACGCTTGCCCCGTTCATCAGCGCATTGAAAAACTGCGGATTCTGCAGCTCCTGCTGGAGGTCGAGCTGCGGGTACTTCGCCGCGATCTCGTCCGCCTCGCGCATCCACTTGGAGATGTTTTCGTCCATCTTCCGGCGGTTCTCCTGCTCCGCAAGCTGTTCGCGCAGCTGGGCGTTCTCCCGCTCGGCCTTACGCATCGTCTTGACCTGCTCAACGCCGATGCCAAGCCGCTCTGCCTCCTGCTCGTAAAAGGCGTCATCCTCGGCTACCGCCTTTGTCAGCCCCTCCACATCCGCAACATCGACGTGATACCGCTCAGATAGCATCTGCAGCAGCGGCTGAGCCGCCCTGTACTTATCTGCCGTCTCCCGCGTACCCTTCGTCCGCCGCTGAATCGTGTCCTGCATCCGCTTGTTGTACACGTCCTTGTACTCGCCCTTGATGAGCGCGTCAAACTCCTTGCCAAGATCCCTCGGTTTGTCCTCGGCATGATCCTCGGCGACAGGATCTGTCTGCTGATCGGCCTGCAGTCCGTAGGCCACCTTGCTCAGGTCGCCCGTTTCTGCCGCCGCGCCCGTGTCCCCGCTTGCGGGGGCTGCCGCTGTGCCGCCCTCCGCAAAGAGCTGGAGGGTAAGCGGCCTTGCCATAATGTCCATAGCGTACTCCTGCCCGTATGGTGGGCGATCCCGTAATCTGCCCGTGAGGTGGGCGATCCCTTGTTATCGGGGATACTCCCCGCTATCAACTCTGATGCAGTCTGGGTGCGCTCTCTGCAGCAGCAATAGCCCGGACTCGACCGTGCCCCAGATTGCCCGCGCCTCTCGTTCCGCTGCCCCGCGCGGCTTGATCGCAATCGCCGCGTGCCCATCGGCCAAGTCCACGCATGGCTTTGCCCGCAGCTTGCCGTCTGCGCTTAGCTTGCCCGCCTGTGCCACCAGCGTATAGCACAGGATGCTTGCCGCAGCGCAGACCAGATCCTGCCCCGCCGGAGCGCTGCCGGCATGGCCGTCCATCTCCAGCGTCAGCAGTCCCGCGCACTCGCCCAGCCGCGCCGTAATCATCGCGGTGCGGCTCTGTCAGCCGCCTCCTGCCGCGCATTTCGCGTCGTGCTGCTCTCGCTGCCGTCTGCGGCGGACTGATCCACCTTGCCCGGTGCCGCCTGTGCGCCGCCCTGCATCCCCGCCAGCATCTGCTGCGAGTAATTTGTCCCGCCCAGCGTGTCGGCCAGCTGCGCCATGGCCACGGCCTGCTGCTGCGCCGCCATAAGCTGCTGGTACAGTGTGCCGTTTGCGGCGATCCGCTGCATGATCTCGTCCTTTCGGTCAAAATCCATCATCTCCAGGCACGCCAAAGCCTGATCTGACATCTGCGGGTTAAAAAATCCCGCGCCAAAAAACTGCAGCGCCAGCTCGTTTTGACTCATTTTGCTGTAAGGGCTGGCCTTTTCCGCCGAGATCTCGATATCGAACAAAGGTACGCGTGTCCCCATGTCGATGCCAAAATCCGTTCCCTGCGCCTGCGGCTGCAGTCCCGCGTTGGTGTAGCTGATAAATCGCTGCACACCGTTTTGACCGATGATCCGAAACTGGCGGGGGAGATCGTAAAACTGTCGGATCAGCTCCACAACGAGAAGCACCACCTCGCGGAATGCGCGGTACGCCGCCTTGTTGCTATCCCGTGAGAGCTTGCTCCCCGCCTCCTGCATGGCCGCGATGGCCGATGCCGCCGTAACGCCGGCGGCCGTGCCGCCCGTAGATACGTCGCGGTTGCCGGTGGTCTCCTTCAGCTCGTCGACCTTGTGCTCCAGCACGGAGAGGTAGATCGAGCCGAGACCGTAGCCGGAGACCGGCACAATAGAGTCCGATCCCAGATTACCGTCCGTGTGGACAAACGGCTTCGTCCAGTCGGCGTATTCCTCCTCGTTCACCGCGCCGTCCGCGCGGATAAAAAAGCGAGGCGCGGCATTTGATAGCATATTGCGCATCACGGCCTGCTCACCGCGGTCGATGTACTCCTGCGCCCCCTTGCCGATATCGATGTAGCCAAAGCCGCACGGCGTACCCTTGCATCGGTACAGCGGATCGAACACAAACGGATACTTCCCGTGATCGTACCAGCCGCGCTCGGCCATGCTCCGGCCTGTCGCGTCCGGCTCGCGTTCATTCTCCGTCGCGTAGAGCACTGTATCTCCCACGAACTTGCAGTAGTGGAGGATCATCTGCCCGTCCACCATGCGCTTGTAATACCAGTCCACCACCACGCTCTTGTCGCTGGTGTCCACGGCATCATCGTAGCAGTACCGGCTCACGTCGATATTGCTCCCGCCGAGCTGGCCATCTAACTGTGGGTATGCCCGCACAAGCGCCTCGTTGTCCATGAGGCTGAGGTAAAACAGGTTGGGCGAGTCCTGGATATCCGTCACGCCCGGCTCCCAGAAAAGGTTGAGCACATCCACCGTCTCGATGGCAATGTCGCCCAGCCCGCCGAGCTTGTGCGCATCCCAGAAAATACCATAGATGCCCGTGCCGCCGATCAGCTTGTCCCACGCCTCGTCGGAGTATGTCTGCTCAAAGCCCTCCTGCGCCAGCACCACGGGGACGATGTCACTCAGCCGCTCGGCCTCCTCCACGTCCCCCTGCTCCCGTGGAAGGATGTTTGGTGCGGGGTAGTTGTCCATCGCGTCTGCATGCTTGTTGGCAATCGCATTTAGCAGCCACGCAGACACCGGCTCCACATCCTGCTTCCGCCCGCGCATACACTCCCAGTGCCGCAGACGATACCACTCCTCGTCGTCGATCACGCGCCGCTCGAGGTTGGCTTTGCCCTGCTTGTATCGATTTAGCGTGTCCACGGCCTCGCGGATCTGTTCCGCGCCCACCACCGTCTCCACCACATCAGCCGCCTTGATTGCGGTCTCGGAGCCGATCTGCTCCACGCCGCCGTTGTCAATCGCCATCGGTTACCTCCTTGATCGTCATCGGCACCAGCTCAGGCGCGGGGAGGATGTCCTCGCGCGGGATGTCGAGCGCCGTGTACAGCGGGCTATCCAGATACGGATCCCGACCATGCTTCGCGCGGGGCTTGATCGGCCTCGCCATGCACATATACCGCATCTCATCGGCGATATGATCCTCACCGGTTGTATCCAGATCCTCGACATGATGGTCATCGTACTGCAGCAGCGGGATCGTACGGATCGCCGCCCGGCAGTTGTTAAAGATATACATCTGTGCCCGCCCGGCCTCGTCAAAGGCCATCCGGTAGTGCATCTGCATCCAGCCGGGAATGCGCTTGTTGTCGCCCCGGCTGAAGTACACCCCATGCCGCGCCGCGACCTCCTGAATACTCTCCCCGCGCTCGGCGTCCCAGATGGCCGGATCGGCCACGCCGGTGATCATCTTGCCCTTCAGCCAGCGATGCTCCGTCTCGATCCGGTGGATCTCCGCGAACACCTTGTCCGGCGGCCACTTAATCCCGGTGTTCGCCTCCCGCGTACACCCGTACAGCTCTAGAATCCGGTAGAGGCATCCGTCGTAGTCGACCGCCCACCACCCGCATGAGAAGGGCTTGGCATAGCCCCAGTCAAACGACCGATAGATCCGCCAGTCCGGCGGGATCTCAAACGGCGCGATGACGTGCGTAAAGCTCCGATCATCATAATGTGCCGGCGCATCCGCGAACTCCTCGAAAAACTGCCCCCAGAACACGTCCCAGTCCCCGTTCAGCCACGCGCGGCGCAGACGCTCTGGCAGAGCCTCCAGCTGCTGGATATACTCCGGGTCCCGCCGCATCAGCGCGGTGTTGTCCGTCACCAGCGACTTGATAAACGCGTAATCGTCGGGGTTTTCCCCCGGCAAGAAGTGCCTGTCCACAAATAGCCGCTTGATGTACTGGTGACCTTGCCCGCCGGGGTTGCAGGTGTAGTATACCCGCTTCGGAAAGGCGTTCACGCCGCGAAGACACGCCGTGATGGTGGTCATCTGGTACTCGCTTAGCTGTGTCGCCTCGTCCAGGAAAATCACGTCATACTCCACGCCCTGCAGCCGATCCAGATCCCCGTCCTTGGCGCAGTACGCGAAGGAGATGGAGCTGCCTCCCGGCATCATCAGGATCTTGTCCTTGTCGTTATATCGTGCAACACCGGCCAGCTCCTGCCGCAGCTGCCGGATATGGTTGTTGATCAGTTCCGGGTACGTCCGGCGGACGATTAGACACCGTATGCCGGGATACCGCAGGCACAGCAGCTTGGCCTTGGTGCGCACCGCCCAGCTTTTGCCGCCGCCGCGCGCCCCGCCGAAGGCGATGTACTTGTGCCGATCGCGCAAAAACAGCTCCTGCCGCGCGTTGGGCTTGTCAATGTGGATCGTGATCATCCGCTGTATTCCTCCGCGTCCCCGAGATCCACCTGTACCCCGCTTTGCGTCTGCCGGTCGCGGACCATCGTCCACTTGTCGATCAGCGTGCCGATCGCCGTGGTGATCTGCGCCGGGTTGGCCGCTGCCAGCTTATCATCATCGGCCAGCGCCGTCAGCCCCTTGCCGATGATATCGCATACAAGATCGGACTGCTGCCCCATGTACGCCAGCACGTCTTGTGTATCCTGTTCTTTTTTTTGTGCGCAAAGCCGCGCGATCTCCGGCTCCGCCGCCACGATCCGCTTAACGCTGTTGGGTGCCACGCCGTTGATCCGTGCCGCTGCCGCGTATGATCCCAGCGTCACATAGTCGGCCACGATTTTTTTGCGCTTACGCGGATTAATCACATCGGCCACGGCGTATCCCCCCCATCGTGTGTCTGTTGTATTGATCTGCCGGCCCCCACCCTAGCGTAATCAGCAGATGATCCCCAGCCGTTAAGGCTACATCCTGCCGCTCTCACGGGGGCGGCACCCCGCTTTGACAGGCGCTATCTATCCCCTGTCTGATATCCCCGATAATGGGATGTCCAGCCCATCTGGCGCGGCCTCCCGGAGTTGCACCGGGGATACTCTTGGCCGCATAGCCCCCCTTGCGGGGGGCGACAAAAAGGAGAGTGTGTAGCCCCAAGCCATAACCCACGCATCTATTATATCCCTGATTTTTGCCAATGTCCCACGCCCAGCTCCGTCAAAACGCGCAATTCCTAATGCAAAACTTTGTGCAGTATGCCTATTGCTATATGTTAAACATTGTTTTACAATATAGGCAAGATCAAACGATACCCATCCACATCGGACAGGCCTTTGGCCGGAAAGGACTAAAAATGAAGTACTACTACTTCACAGCAATCAAAAACGGACGCCCCGTGAGCGAGCGGATCCGCGCTGAGCATCTGTCTACCGCCATCAACGAGCTGGATAATCTCGGCTACACAGATGTCACGGTGGTCGCGTCGGAGCCTATCGAGGATGGTGCACCGCTGACTCCTCGAGGGCTGATCTATGCGTATGACATCACCCTCGCTACCGACTTCGTCCCCGGCGAGGGGCTTGTCCCCAACGGCAAGCTCCGCATCAGGCGTGGGGCTAATGCCAAGCGGGACGGCAACTGGGATGCCATCGTCGCATCTAAGCCGGAGATCATCGCGATCCTGACGGATGATGCCGATGCCCAGCGGAGAGCCGCCGCTAAGCGGCAGTCCAAAATCGACGCCATCCCCGGGATGTCCGAGATCCGCGCCGCGATGGCCGATCTCGCCGCATGGCGCGCTGAGTTCGAGCGCAGCTTTGACGATTGCGGCGGGCTGGGCGTTCGTCCCCGCCCGCAGTACGATATGGACGCCCTGTACAAGGCGTACCCCCGCGCCGCCGCCTACCTCGAGGCCGAGACCATGGCCAATGCGTCCCACTACGCTAAGGCCGCTGCTGGCCAAAGAGCGCTGGAGCGCATCATCAACGGCGATGATGCCGCTGCGGCGCTGTCGGACGCGCGGGCAGAGTGGGGTGCGCACGCTGCTGCGCACCTGTGGGATTGAGGAGGCGTAACCATGGCCAAAACCGCAACCGTCGGCCTACGCATCGATGCTGGCTTAAAGTCCCGTCTCGAGCAGTTGGCCGCCGCCGACGGCAGATCGCTATCAAACTACATCGAGCAGATTCTGCTCAAGGCCGTCGCTGACGGCCAGAAAGGAGCTTAACATGACTATTACCACACCCACCCGTACCGTCACCGTCTCCCTCCGCCGTTATACCGGCGGCTGGGACAGCAACTATAGCCCCGATTGCCTGCAGGATTTTGAACCCGATTTCCCGCGCACCCACCCCGATCGTCTGCCCGGCTCCGACATCATCGTCTCCAGCGACGAGGATCTCGACGATATGCTCGACTTTTGGTACACGGCCGTTTACGCCGCGAACCACGGAATCGACAACGACGGCCTCCCAGGGCTTAAAGCAAGTGAGTTTGAGCGCGGCGACCAGTGGATCCTCGATGTTGTCGAGGGCTAAAGCAAACAGCAAACAGCACCCAGCGTGATTGCTGGGTGCTTTCTTTTTGCTTTCCGTTTGCTTGCTTTTTGCTTGCTCGTTGCTTTCTTTTTGCTTGCTCGTTGCTTTCTTTTTGCTTTCCGTTTGCTTGCTTTTTGCTTGCTCGTTGCTTTCTTTTTGCTTCCGGTTTGCTTACGCTTTGCTTGCGGCTTGCTTATTTGTTGCTTGCATTTTGCTTCGCGCTTGCTTCCCTCGCGCTTGCATTTCGCTTCGCATTTTTCACGCGGGAAGATCCGATTCGCCGCGTTTCCCGCGCCTTCATCATCGACGCAATCCCTTGCGGCACAATATGTTGAGAGGATATGGCTAATCGCTCCGCTTGCGTACATTTTTGCTTATCCTGTGCTTACGTTTTGCTTACTGTTTGCTTGCGTTTTGCTTACGTTTTGCTTGTGTTTTGCTTGTCGTTTGCTTACTGTTTGCTTACGCCTTGCTTCTGCTTTGCTTGCGCAGAGCGAAAACCGAAAGAAAAGAAAGAAGCAAAGAAAAGAAATACTCCCCCTAGTAGATAAAAAGAATCTATCTTGTAGAAGATAAGGCTCTCCCCCTACCCCCCTATAGTCCCCCCTTCCCCCTCTCAAGGCCATAAAAAAGCCCGCCCCTTATGGGACGGGTCTTTTTTACGCTCACAGCTCCTGCTTGATCTGCTGGGCGACCTCTCGGATCCTCTCCCAGTCGCTCGGATCCAGATGCGCCATCACGCGCAGGATCATCCGAGCGATGTCCTGGTCCGGATCCGTCAGCACCTGCGCCGCGTACTGCGCCAGCTCCTCCTCGAGGGACAATCGGACAAACATCTCTCCCTCTCCGGTGCGGAGCCACGTCTCGCTGACGTGAAACTCGCGGCAGATGAGCGACAATACAGCGTCGATCGGCTCATTACGCCCTAGCTCATAGTTTGCCACGGCTCCACGCTTAATCCCGATCTGGTCGGCAAACTCTTGCTGAGTTAATCCAAGCGCTTTGCGCAATGCCTTAATGCGGTCTTTTATGGGACTCACCTCCTGCCTATATTAAACCACCAAATCAGGCTCAAGTCAAGATTTCTTGAAACAAACTCACAAAAGCGCATTGACAAATGCGACTATGTGGCGTATTATAGCAACATAAGCACAGCAATGTGCGATAACGTTGCAATTTTGCAGGAGGTGACAATATGACCGCACAGAACAAAATGGCCATCGATCTCGTCATGCGCGAGATGCGAGGCATGAGCCGCCAGCAGCAGCTATTGTTGCTGGCCTATGCAAACGGACTGGCGGACGGCTCAAAAGCCGCCGAAGATCGGAAGCAGCAGAAGGAGGAGTAACCCATGGCAAAGCGAGAGAAGCCCCAGTACAAGGTGATTTTTGATCGCCCGCCGGATCGTGTAAAGATCCTGCTCAACCTCGCGATCGTTGCCTCGCACGGGGACTATGAGTACATCGACATCGTCGACCCGGAAGCCAACACAAGACAGCGGTTTACGCCGCAGGAAGTGGAAAGGAGACTTGCCCAATGACCATCACATGGATTTGCGCCTACATCGGCGCGGCCACCATCGCCGCCTCGGCGGTGCGCATCATCTGCCGGATCGGGGGTGACCGCTGATGAGAGCAAGCGACTGGATCTCCTGCAAGGATGCCAATCCCGCGGAGAGCGGCGAGTACCTCGCTATTGCGCACTCCGGCGCGGTTCTTTCGCTTGAATACTCCGCCCGTCAAGACGCGTGGAATGCGAATGACTACCTCGAGCCGATCCACGCAATTGCCGTGGACTACTGGATGCCCATCGTCCTGCCGGAGGGCTACGACGATGAGGAGTAAGTGTAAGCAGTGCCGCTACGGCGTCGGCGCCGGCGTGATCGGCTATCTTTGCAACTATGCGGAGATCAAAGGGCACACCAAACTGTATGCCTTTGCCGCGGAGTACGCCGAGGGCAAGCCCCTCACCGGCTGCGGCTGCGTGGCCTTCGAGCCGCGCGGAGGACGCCGCCGGAGGGTGAAACTTCGGATGCCCCCGCCGAGCGGGAGGTCATCAGACCCGATCTTTGATCAGATGCGCCAGCTGTACGCTGCCGGCAAAAACGACGTCGAGATCAGCCGCGAGGTCGGCACAAGCAAGTCCTATATCGCCCGCTGGCGGCGGGGCGAGTGCCTGCCGCCCAACCAAGTCGGCGGCAAACGCTGCAAGCCGCTTGCCGGGGGGTGAGGATCATGCGGGTGTACCAGCTTGTTACCCGCGACAAATACCGGCTCCCGATCGCACAGGCCGACTCCATCGCCGAGCTGGCCGAGATGACCGGCAAGCCATACGCCACCGTCCGCAAGGCGTTTACCCGCCTCTTTATGGGCGGTCGGGCGAACCAATATCAGTACGTTGATATCGATATCGAGGAGGAGACAACCCATGACATACATCTGCGATAACTGCGGCGGCTCGTTTGCCGCGCCGCTGGAAAAGCATTACGACTCGCCGGAATACGGCCCCGTCACCGACATCTACTGCCCGCACTGCGGCGAGGAGCTGGGCAACCTCGACGAGTACGAGGCCGACGAGTGCCCCGTTTGCGGCGGGGACAAAAACAAATCCGATCTGCTTTGCCCGCACTGCCGCCTCGCGACGCGCAGTTTGCTCCGGCTCCAGCTTGGCTGCTTTACGGCTGACCAACTGGCGTACATTGATCGTCTCTGGGAGGATCACACCGCCGCCGAGATGGCGGAGGGAGAATGGAAGGAGGCGAGATCATGTTGAAGCCCTTTTCCGAGCTGGTGCAGCTCGATGTACGCCCGTACTGCTCCGTTCGCGACGCGAAGGACGAGCGCGGGAACATCATCAAGGTTCCCTACCTGAGCTGGGCAAAATGCGCCCAGCTCCTGCATGAGAACGGCGCAGAGAGCGTGTTTTACACGCCCGTAACTTGCCCCAGTACCCACACCTACCTCTGGCCGCAGACGCGCGTGGAGACGAGCAAGGGGCGTGTAACGGAGTGCTGGTTTGTCCGCGTGGAGATCCACATCGATGACTTGGTATTTACCTACGACATGCCGCTCCTCAACGGTACGCTCGTGGTGTACGAGGATACCCTCAACCAGCTGCGGATCAACAATGCGCTCGCCCGCGCATTTGTCAAGGGCGTGGCGATCCGCACCGGCCTCGGCTTCTCCCTCTGGGCGGACGGTGACGGCGATGACGGAGAAGATGATCTATCACGCCACAACATCTACGCTATCAAGGAGCGGCTTGAGCGGCTCATCACCGCCAAGGAGCAGCGCGGCATGAGTCATCGCGATGTCCTCGCCGCCCTCGGCCTCAACGATAAGCAGCTGGCCACCATGATGGGCTGGTTCGATCGGCTCGATCATCTGGAGCGGACGGTGAGCCAGCTGTGATCAAGGATCATGATCGTTCCGGCTGGTTCGGAGCCAGCGACACCGCGCAGATCATGCGCGCGTGGGATACCGAGTCCTTCCGCCGCTGGTGGGCGGTTAAGCTCGGCATCCGCGCGGAGACCTTCTCCTCGCCCGCTATGCGGGCGGGGACGGCGTATGAGCATCGCATCCTTGACGCCCTCGGCATCGTGGAGCGTGATCGCCAGATCCGCATCACGTCGCTCCGGGTCCGCGTAAACCTCGACGGCGAGACTCCCACCACCATCTGCGAGATTAAAACGCACAGGGGCGACAAGCCCTTTGCCGTGTCCAAGGCCTACCGCCAGCAGTGCCAAGTGGAGATGTTCGCTTCCGGCCACGGCCTCCGTCGCCGGAAGGAGTGTCAGATCATCGCCTACCGGCTCACCGATGCCGAGTACAACAACTATTTTCTCCCGATCCAGATGGATCGGATCTCAAAGCATCCGATCCCGTATGATGCGGAGTGGATCGAGCGGGAGTACCTCCCGCGCCTGAAATATCTGGCGGCGTGCCTCAAGTCAGGCCACTGGCCGAGAGAGGAGGAGATCCCGTGCAGCAGGTGACAGTGTCCGGCGCGCGCTGGCAGCAGGACTCTGACGGCGCGTGGCTCTGCTTGCGCGTATCGTCCCCGCAAAGCGCGATGGCCGTCTGCGACGCGCTCCGGCCGGAGCGGGAATATACGGCCAAGATTACCCGCAAGGGGCGCAGTCTCGATGCAAACGCCTACTATTGGGCGCTGGTAAACCGTCTGGCAGATCACTACTCCCTGCCGCCTGACGAGATCTACCGCGAGCAGATCCGTATGATCGGCGGCGCGTATGATGTGGTGTGCGTTAAGGCATCTGCCGCAGACAAGCTCTGCCGCGAGTGGGCGCATAACGGCATCGGCTGGATGGCCGATCAGTTCCCCTCCAAACTGGGCGGGATGATCAACGTGCGCCTATGGTATGGATCGTCGACGTATGATACGCGCCAAATGTCCCAGCTGATCGAGCAAGTTGTCGCGGACTGCAAGGCGGCGGGGATCGAGACGCTGACACCGATGGAACTGGATCGGATGAAGGAGGAATGGGGCAAGTGAGGTAGTGTTTCCTCTTTGAGGAGTGGAGACCGATCCCCGGATACGAAGGGTACTACGAGGTGAGCAGCAATGGGCGCGTTCGATCACTGGATAGGGTTCGCCCCGTTGGAAATCGACACGGTGGAACATTACTTAGACGGGATAAGGGCAACGTCATCTCCCCTTGTGCCAACGGGAATGGCTACGTATATGTCAGTTTGCAACGCGGAACTGGAACTCGTCAAAACCTTTATATTCACAGATTGGTCGCGTAGGCGTTTTTGGGGAATCCGATCGGCAAATATGATGTAGACCATATAAACCACGATCGGGCAGACAATCGCGTTGAAAACCTAAGATGTGTGTCGCACGAAGAGAATATTCGCCATTCGGCTCATCTCATGAGACATCCAAAGCAAAATGCGAAACCGACAAATTGCGGAGAAAGATATATTCGAGAGAGGGATGGGCGCTTTATTCTTTATATTCGAAAATATGCGATCTACAAATCTTTCGACAGTCTTGATGCCGCTGTTGATTTTAGAAATGAGGTGATGCAGCGTGTGCGGAATGGATAGGCAATGCTTCCTTTGCGGGCGCAACGGAGCGGATGATCCCTTAGACCGCCACCATTAGCCACATCTTTGGCGGCGCGTACCGCCGCAAAAGCGAGGTCTACGGGCTGACTGTGTACCTGTGCCACAATAGATGCCACATCTTTGGCCCGTCCTCCGTCCACCGTAACGGGGACCAGATGCGCCGCCTCCGCCGCTACGGCCAGCTGAAGTGTATGCAGGAGCAGGGTTGGAGCGTGGATGATTTTATCCGCGCATTTGGTAAAAACTATCTATAAACGAAAAGGAGACAGCAACATGAACTCAGCGTATGTAAAAATCAACGCGGAGGCCATCCGCAGACACTGCGTGGCCAACGGCTACACGATGGCCGATCTTGCGCGCCGCATGGGGAGAACCCAGTCGTATTTTCCCAACTGCCTCTCGCGAGGCTCGATCTCGGCCTCGGCGTATCCGCTGCTTGTGTCGGTCGCCGATGTTGATCCTGATGCGTTTCTGGGGCGGGAGACGCCGCCCAAAACGGAGGTGTCTCCCGCCCCCCAGCCCGGCGGGCGGTACAGTCTCACTCTGCAGACAAAGCCGGATCGCATCCGTCTCGCCCTTTGCGATGATGGCAAGGAGATCTCCTACGCGTGGAGCAAGCTGCGTGGATCGTCCGAGCTGGATCTGGCCCAAGCGATCTCCTACGCCGCCCACCTGATCTACAAATTCTCCGAGCAGCGCACACTCGGGACGGAGGACAAGTAAATGCTCAATAAGATTGTCATCATGGGTCGCCTGACCCGCGGCCCCGAGCTGCGTAGAACGCAGTCCGGAACCCCTGTCACCAGCTTTTCTCTGGCCGTCGACCGAGATTTCAAGTCCCAGTCCGGCGAGAAGGAGACGGATTTTATCGATGTGGTCGCGTGGCGTCAGACCGCCGAGTTTGTCGCCCGCTACTTTGCGAAGGGCGATCCGATCGTCGTGACCGGCCGGATCCAGTCCAGAACCTATCAGGCCAAAGACGGATCCAGGCGCACGGCGGTCGAGATCGCCGCAGAGAGCGTTTACTTTGCCGGAGGGGTCAAACAGCGGGACGCCGTAAAGCCTGCCGGAAGACCCATAGACGTGTCTGCGGCCGGATTTGATGAGACAGATGAGGACGGAGATATGCCGTTTTAAGGAGGAGCAATGGAGCGGGAGCAGTTTGCCTTTACATCCGCATACGCACGCGCCGCCGACCGGATCGAGGATCCGGTCGAGCGGTGCGCATTTTACGACGCGATCCAGCGGTTTGCGCTGGCCGGAGAGCTGCCGGACCTCAACGTTCTCCCCCCCATCGTGGCGGTCGCCGTGGAGCTGATCATGCCCCAGATTGTCCGCGCGCAGAAAAAAGCTGCCGCAGGACGTGCCGGCGGGGCGCATCCAAAAAAGGATCCACCGCAGGAGCCGGTTAAGCGCGAGGCTCCTCCTCCGGCCCCACAGCCACCGGCAAATCCGCCCAAAAAAGAGGTGCGCCGAACCCCGGCACCGGATCTGAGCGGACTCTCTCCGGCGCTGCGGGGCGCGGTGGAGTCGTGGATCCGGTATAAAACCGAAAAAAATCAAGCCTACAAACCGGAGGGGTTACGCGCCCTCGTCTCCGAGATCCGGCACAATGCCGAGAAGTACGGGGATCAGGCCGTGGTCGACTTGATCAACAAGTGCATGTCCAGCAATTGGCAGGGGATCATTTTTGACCGCCTCGCCAAATCTCCGCCGCCTAAAATCCGGGGCCTGCCGGACTGCAATTACGCGGGCGCGAGTCTGGAAAAATACATGACATGGGGTGACATATGACCGAGTTTACAATCCAATACCCGCCGACGCAGCGCGGGAAGGCCGCGTGGAACAAGCGCTACGGGTTAAATGCCTACTACGCCGGCAAGTGTTGGCAACAGCGCAAGCGCGATGCGGAGGAGCTGCACGCAATCACTCACGCAGCGCTGCGCAAAGCCGGTATCCCGCGTCGCCTGACGTCTGTTCCGGTATCAATCCGGTTTTTGTGGGACGATCGCCTCGATATCGACAACCATGCCGTCCTCGGCAAGGCAATCGTCGACGCCCTAAAAGGCTGGATCCTGCCGGACGATAACCGGCGGTGGGTGCGCCGCGTCACGCATGAGGTGTGGCATGGTGGATCTATCAAGGTGGAGGTGACGCAATGGTGATCCACGCAGACGCGCAGTCCCCCGTCCCACAGTCCCCGTGCGCGGTTTGCCCGCGTGAGCCGGTTTGCCATGATAACGGGCGCGTATGCCGCCGCTGGGGAAAATGGTTTAAAGCGGCGTGGCCCATCGTCGCGAAAATGATAAAGGAGGGTAAAAAATAGTATGGATGCAGTGAAGTTTATCGAAGAGCGAAAAAGAATGTGCAATGGTCGCCCGTGCGCCGGTTGCCCATTGTTTGCAGTGCATCAGCTGGAACATTTGCCTGACTGCAAAAAGTGGTGCATGGATCATCCGGAGGCGAGCGTGACCGTTGTGGAGAAGTGGGCGGAGGAGCATCCGTGCAAGACGCGGCAAAGCGAGTTCCTCAAGCAGTACCCGGAGGCGAGTATTAGCAAACATGGCGTGCTGCTTGTATGCCCCTGCCCAATTTCTGCATCGCACAGGGACGCATATGGCGGCTGCGCGACCATTCACCGCAGATGCGACGACTGCCGTAAAGAATATTGGCTGCAGGAGGTGGAGTGATGGAAACATATCTGGAATTTCTGAAATCTAAGATCGTTCTTGCGAAGAAAACGGGATTCGACGTCGCCCCGGGCGAGATCAATCCGGCGCTCAAGCCGCACCAGCGTGACAGCGTGATTTGGGCTTTACGCGGTGGGCACCGAGCCTTGTTCCAGTCGTTTGGACTGGGCAAGACGGTGCAGGAGATTGAGTTTTGCCATCAGGTTGTGCGGCATGACGGCGGGCGGGCTTTGATCGTTCTGCCGTTGGGCGTGCGGCAGGAGTTCACACGAGACGCGGAACACATCCTCGGTTATCCCGCGCCGAAGTACATCACCAGCATGGCGGAACTGGCCGAAACGGACGCAGAGATCGTCATGACAAACTATGAGCGTGTTCGAGACGGCGATATTGACCCGACGCAATTCACGGCCGTGGCTCTGGATGAAGCGTCCGTGCTGCGCAGCTTCGGCAGCAAGACGTATCAGGTATTTCTCCCCAAGTTCCGGGGTGTGAAATACAAGCTGGTATGCACGGCGACACCGTCACCCAACCGCTACAAAGAGCTGATTCACTATGCAGGATACCTTGAGATCATGGACACAGGGCAGGCTCTGACGCGTTTTTTCCAGCGCGACAGCACCAAGGCAAACAACCTAACGCTATATCCGCACAAAGAAGACGAATTCTGGCTATGGGTATCTTCGTGGGCACTGTTTGTGGGCAAACCATCCGACTTGGGCTATGACGATACCGGCTACGATCTGCCACCGCTGGACGTAAGAACGCATGTGATTGCCGATAATTACGGCAGCGAGACAGACCGGGACGGGCAGTTTAAGCTCATGAACGATGCGGCGACATCCCTCACGGAAGCTGCGCGGGAGAAGCGCGAGAGCATCGCGGCGCGAGTGGATGCCGCTCGCCGGATCGTAGAGAGTGATCCGGATGCGCATTTCATTCTGTGGCACGATCTGGAAGCGGAGCGTCACGCGATTCTCAATGCGCTGCCGGAAACCGTGGACATTTACGGGAGCATGGACTACGACGAGCGGGAGCGCCGCGTTATGGACTTTTCGGAAGGGAAGACGCGGCTTTTCGCGACAAAGAAGAGCCTTTCCGGTTCTGGCTGCAACTTCCAACGACATTGTCACCGAGCGATCTTCGTTGGAATCGACTATGAGTTCAATGATTTCATCCAGGCGATTCACCGCATTTACAGGTTCCTGCAGACGGAACAGGTGATTATCGACATCATCTACACGGAAGCGGAAGATCCCATTTACCGGGTGCTGATGCAGAAATGGAAGCAGCACGACGAGATGCAGGCACGCATGCGCGAGATCGTCAAGAAATACGGGCTTTCCGGTGAAGCCCAAACGGAGAAGATGAGCCGGAGCATAGGAGTTGAGAGAGTGGAGATCAAGGGGAAAAACTTCGTCGCCGTGAATAACGATTGCGTGGAAGAAACGGCGAAGATGGCCGAAAACAGCGTAGATCTGATTGTAACAAGCATTCCGTTTTCCAATCATTACGAATACACCCCCAGCTACAACGATTTCGGACACAACGAGGACACGCGGCGATTCTTCGAACAGATGAACTATCTGACACCGAATCTGCTGCGTGTGCTGAAACCGGGCCGCGTGTTCTGCTGCCATGTCAAGGATCGTGTGTTATTTGGCAACGCGACAGGCATGGGCATGCCTACTATGGAGCCGTTCCACGCGATGTGTATCCGTCACTATATGCAACATGGTTTTGCATACTTCGGGATGATTACTGTCGTGACGGATGTTGTCCGAGAGAACAACCAGACGTACCGGCTCGGCTGGACGGAGCAATGTAAGGACGGCTCGAAAATGGGTGTGGGATGCCCGGAGTATATTCTCCTGTTCCGTAAACTGCCTACTGACCGGAGCAAAGCATACGCAGACGAGAAGATCGTGAAGAGCAAAGACGAGTACACCCGCGCACAATGGCAGATCGATGCGCACGGATTCTGGCGCTCTTCCGGTGACAGGCTTGTGACCAAAGAGGAGATCATGAGCATGGATACCGGAAAGATCCAGGCAGCGTACCGGAAGTACAGCCGCGGGACAGTGTATGACTACGCGGAGCATGTCCGTATGGCGAAAGAGTTGGATGCGGAAGATAAGCTCCCGGCGACCTTTATGGTCGTGGCACCTGGCAGTTGGACGGACGAGGTGTGGGACGATATCAATCGTATGCGCACGCTCAACACCACGCAGAGCCAGCGGCGCAAGCAAATGCACGTCTGCCCGCTCCAGTTGGATATCGTAGATAGACTTATCAACCGCTACAGCAACCTCGGCGAGCTGGTGCTCGATCCTTTCGGCGGGCTGGGAACCGTTGCGTTGGAAGCAATGAAAGCCGGGCGGCGCGGATATACCATCGAGCTGAACAACGGATATTTCCGCGACGCTGTTGGCTATCTCAAGGAATACGAGCGGGAGGATATGAATATCTCCCTGTTTGATTTGTTGGAGGCAACATGATGGATAAAGAACAGCAGGCAATCAACCTTTTGCAGCTCGGCAGCAAAATGAGCCTACACTACTACAAGCAGCCTCTGCTTATCTGCAATTCCGGCGGCAAAGACAGCCTTGTGCTGCTGGAGCTTGCAAGGCGCGCGGGAATCCCTTACGAGGTACAGCACTCGCACACGACGGCGGATGCGCCGGAAACCGTGCGGTATGTGCGCCAGCAGATGCACGAGTTGGAGCTGACGGGCGTGAAGTGCTATGTAAACATGCCGACGTACAAGGGAGAGCGGACGAGCATGTGGAAGCTGATCGGCGATAAGGGCTTGCCGACAAGGCTTCGGCGATTTTGCTGCGCGGTGCTCAAAGAGACGCACGGGGCAAACCGGGCTATCGCGACAGGCGTTCGCGCCGACGAGAGTTCGCAGCGAGCGTCTCGAGGGGAACTTGAGACGCTCGGGAAGACCAAAGCGGACAGCTACAGGATCAACGCAGAAAACGCGGCGGAACTATTTGAGGACGATGTGCGTCGCAGCCCCATCGAGCACGATGACAAGTTTATTTCTGCGTGCAAAGTGCGTGGTAGCACGATCGTAAACCCGATCATCCACTGGACAAATACCGACGTGTGGGAGTTTATCCGGGGCGAGAACCTTGCTTATAACCCCTGCTACGACATGGGATTTAACCGCGTGGGGTGCGTAGGCTGTCCGATGGGCGGCGCGTCCAGATCCAGCGAGTTCGCGCGTTGGCCGAAATATCAGGATGCGTATATGCGGGCGCTGCAGCACTATCTTGATAAGCACCCAAAGCAGGCCGCAAAGGGTGATATCATGTCATGGTGGCACTGGTGGATGGAGGATGGCATTATCAGCGGGCAGATGGATCTTTTAGGAGGGCGGAATGATGCTGACTGACGACCGCACGTTTATGGGCGCAATGGCTGAAGCGATCGCTGAAAAGCCGACGCGGGAGGGGCTTATTGCGATGCTGCGCGAATACGCGGAGTGGGCCGAGGCGAATATCTATGAAGTTCCGATTATGCTGCCGGATGACTTGAGAGCGGCGGCGGACATGCTGGAGAAGGGAGAATAAACATGGATGCGATGAAGTTTTTGAGCGAAGCGAAGCGGATGTGCAGCAATGCAGGGCCTTGCAGCACATGCGATGTGAACAAATTTTGCGTCTTTACGCAGGAGTTTCCGATAGATTTTGGGACAGTCGATCAAATGCAGAAGATGGTAAAACTTGTGGAGAAGTGGGCGGAGGAGCATCCGCGCAAGACGCGGCAGAGTGAGTTCTTGAAGCAGTGGCCTAACGCCAAAATGAACCCGTTCACCGGAACTGTTGACGTCCCGCCTTGCTATCTTGATAAAAGCCTTTTGGATGAATGTCGTGAGAATGCGAGCGGCTGTCACGACTGCCGACGCAAGTATTGGCTGCAGGAGGTGGAGTGATGAACGACATCACGAAACAGCCGTATGCGGCATGGCTGGAAGAATCGCTGCAGGTCATCGCGGGGATTGACCCCGTGTGCCTGTGCATCGCCGCAACATCGCCCGACGGCGACGTCTTTACGGGGTACTATGGGGCAGACGCAACGGACAAGGCCGTGTTTGCACACCACATCCAGAGCGACGTGACGATGGATATTATCCGGGCAAATATCGACGAGATCAAAGATATGTTGAGGGAGGCGGAATAATGTGCAAAAAGAAAATCCTTGACGTAACCTGCGGATCGCGGACGATATGGTTTAACAAAAATCACCCTGCTGCAATTTATGCAGACAAACGGGCTGAAGAACTGTATGGTGTTTGGAAATCGGAAAGTGGTCAGCCCGAGAGATCTTGCATTATTGCCCCCGATATCCAATGCGATTTTACGGATCTTCCGTTTGATGACAATTCGTTTGCTCTTGTTGTCTGGGATCCGCCCCACCTACGTCAGGTTGGAAAAAACGCATGGTTGGCCAAAAAGTATGGCCGACTCGACAACAACTGGCCCAAAATGTTCCACGACGGTTTCGAAGAGTGTATGCGTGTGCTTAAACCCGATGGCGTATTGATTTTCAAGTGGGCGGAAACACAGATCTCTGCCGCCGAAGTTCGGAAAGCGATAGGACAGCGGCCTTTATTTGGTCATCACAGTGGGAAGAGATCGCAGACCTTTTGGGGCTGCTACATGAAATTGGAGGGCTGACAATGGACGAATACGTCAAGAGAGCGGATGTGCTGGAGGCGATCCGCAAGTGGTGCGGGGACTGCGGGAGCGCGATCGAGGCAGTGCTGAGCGTGCCGGCGGCGCGAGGATGGGAGCCGGACGGAGTCACGAATCTGCTCCGGGATGTTGTACGCGGGGCAAAGCCGGGGACGCCGTTTGTGCAGGAATATGCCATAGATCTGCAGGATCAGCAGTTGGACACGGACGTGGCGTGCGACTTCGTCTCGGCGGAGATGGGCGTATACGTCAAGACGGTGCTGGAGGAAAACCACCAGTTGTTTTCCGTGCGGCGCGACAAGCGCATCCAGGATCTTGCCTATATCAGCTGCGCGGTGAGCCTCCAACCGGGCGGGCAGGAGGATGCGGATGCCGAGCTATAAGGAAAGCAACAGCGCGGATACCCGCATTATCTCTGTCGAGGAGATCTCCCCGTACCGCCAAATGCCGATCAAGATATAAGTAAAAGCCCCCGGATTCGGGGGCTTTTACTCTAATGTAGTCCCCGCACAAACGCGAGGGCTACGCGCAGAACTGGCGGCGGCAAACTGTCCAGTTGTGCGCAGATTTTGCAGATCAGGTCTCCTCGTTCCATCCCAATTCCCCTTCCGTTTCGGCGTTTTGCTTCATTGGCGCGTCGGTACTTGTGCAATCATCCAAATACGCCCAGTGCGGCAATTTTGCCTTGCAGATGCAGACGATTTGCCGTAAACTGTAATTAATAAATGATTGTTTGGAGGGATTTTATGCTCGATTACGCACTTGCTCTTCTCGCCGACGTCCTCGCCGTGGGTATTATCCCGTGGCTCGTCGCCGGGCTGAGAAAAAAACCAATGACCCCAAAGGGATATCGTGGGTTATCTATCGTGTTTGCGATCCTCGGCCCCGGCAGAGCGTTTGCATCCATGGGCAGCGACCTGCTCCGCGTCATCGTAATTATGGACTGCGTGATTTGCTTTTTTACCACTTATTACGTTGGCACGACCATCTTAAAGCGCCGCGGAAAACTCGCCGGATCCGTGACCGGAGATCTGCGCGATGACTAAATATGCGGTTTAACAGGATCCACGGCGCCTCCGCAGCAGCGCCGCGGATCCTGAGGAGCGGTGGGCTATAACCGCCCCGTTGCGCTTATCGTATCATGTGCGCCCTTGATATCGCAACTCAGTCTGCTGGTATGCGCACGCAAAAGCTTACTCCCCACATCTTGGCACAGATGCCAAGATGTGGGGAGACAAAAAGGAGATGTACTGTAATTCAAATGGACAGTTTGCAGGATCTGTGCCGTAAGGCTCGGCACGACAAAGGGCTGACCAACGCAGACATTGCAGAGCAATCCGGCATCCCGATCTCAACAGTCAGCAACTTTTTTACGGCGGGGTCAAAGGCTCCGTCCGTTTACACGGCTGGCCCCATTTGCGCCGTACTCGGCGTATCGATCAACCAATTTTTCGGCATCAACCCGCAGGATGAGCCGGTGCCGGACTCAGAGCGCAAGCTGCTGCTCCAGCAGATCGCGTTTGGCAACGAGCGCTGTGCCATACTGGAGCGGTCAATCGCCACGAAAAAGAGGATCATTTTGGCTTTGTTTGCGATTGTGCTCACGGTCCTAATATACGGCGTAACGCTCGATGTACTCTGCGGGAGCATCGGATTTATCAGGAGGTAACACCATGCCAAAGCAGATACGCGCCGCGCTTTATGTGCGCGTCTCGAGTGAGGAGCAGGCCCGCCACGGCTACTCCCTCGCGGAGCAGCGTGCGCGGCTCCTTGCCTACGCAAAAGCCCACGGCCTAAAGGTCGTGGGCGTCTACGAGGATGCAGGCATATCTGCCCGCAAGTCGTACCGGAAACGTCCCGCGCTCCTCCGGTTGCTGGAGGATTGCAAGGCCGGCAAAATCGATACCATCTATTTTATCAAACTTGATCGCTGGTTTCGCAACGTAGCCGATTACTACGCTGTCCAGCCAACACTGGAAAAGGCCGGTGTAACGTGGTGCGCAACGGAGGAGATCTATGAGACGCAGACTGCCGCCGGCCGCCTGAAGGTAAACATCATGCTGTCTGTCGCGCAAGACGAGGCCGACCGTACCAGTGAGCGGATTCGTTTTATAAACGATGGCCGCAGAGCAAACGGGATCCCAATCGGGACAAAAGCCCCATTGGGGCTGATGATCAAAAACGGGGCTTACATCCAGACAAAGGACGCACCCGCCGTCCAAGCCATGTTTAAATACTACATCCAGACGCGCAGCGTCAACGCCACAAAAAAATATATGCTAAAGCAGTGGGGGATCGACGGCGTGTACAATACGTTTAATCGTGCCCTCCGCAACAGGCTCTATATCGGTGAGGTTTACGGTGTCCCCGATCGGATTCCGGCGCTCATCCAAAAGGCTGATTTTGATCTCGTGCAGGGCATGCTCGCAAAGCAATCCCAGCGGTGCAGCGGGGTTGAAGATTCACGCATATACCTGTATTCCGGCCTAATCTATTGTCGCGAGTGCGGAAAAACGATGCAAGCAGAGACCGTCAAGGGGACTTACACGTATTACCGTTGCCGCACACACAACCTTGATACTACGGCTTGCCCACATACCAAACGGATCCGCGAATCGGAACTCGAAATATACCTACTCGAGGAGCTGGAGCATATCGTCAAAACGGCCTACTCTGCAACCAAAAAGGGGCGCGAGAGAAAGTCTCGGATTGCCCCGGCCAAGATCTTGCGCAAGCTTGATCGGCTGAAAGAGCTGTACCTCGCAGAGATGATTGACATGCCCACCTATCGCGCCGACTATGACAAATTGCAGGAGCAGCTCCACGCCGCGCAAGTTGAGACTCCAGATCCCCCAGACATAGCCGGCTTGCATGAGGCCATCGCACAGTATCCAAAGCTCTCGCGGATCGAAAAAAAAGAATTTTGGACTCGCACCATCAAGCGCATTGACGCCGACAACAATGGCGCATTTTTTGTAACCACGCGTTAGGCATAGTTTACACTGCCGCTATATAGCGTCAACTACACCTAACTCCCCCAGCCAAAGCGGCTGGGGGAGTTTTCTTCACTTCGCGATAGCGCAATAGTACGCCGCCAGTTTCGCTTTCGGTTCCGGCGCATCCTTATCCCACAAAAACGCCTTTGCCAAGTCCCCGTAAAACTCAGCCGTAAAAACGCCGTGCCGCTCCGCGACAAGACAGTAGTCCGAGTACATCATGTTCATCGCGACCCACCAGCACCACGGGGTGATGTGATCCCACGTCACGCCGAGGCTTTCCGCGACGCTGGTGGTCTGTTCCTTCGTCCAGTGTGCGCCGGTCGTGCCGTCGGCATTCTCCATCTTCTCGCACCACGCCTCTGCGTCTGTGCGGGAGAAATCGCTCACGCACTCCAGCGATTTGGCATACGCCTTGATATGCTCATAGCACTCCACCATTGCTGTGACGGCGGTCGCGCTCCGCTCGGATACCGGCATGGACATATACTCGGCCAACCCCTTCTCGAGGCGCTCACAGTACGCTTTAACCTTGTCCTTCATGCCGCACCTCACATCTTCCGCACGGTGACGGCGGTGTTTGTTACGCTGCCGGTCACGCTAAGCGTCAGACGCAGCGTAGCCCTCGGAGAGTACCGAAGAAGCCGTACCGCAGCGGGGAAGGAAAGCGTCACCGACGTATCCGTAGCCGCCACGGTAGCCGACGCAGTTGCGCCGGGGATTGCTACGCCGTCCTGCAAAAGCGTCACAGTCACCGTGCCGGCTGCCGCAGGAACCACAGTCACAGACACGTCCGCATCATAGTAGCCGTCGCCAGTCAAGGAAATGGCATTCCCCATCAGCGTCGCGCCGCATCCATAGCGGCGCACAACGTTGCCGAGAGGGATATCTCCGCCAGCGGCCACAGTGGTAGGGGAGGTCATCGCGGTAAAAAGAATAGAATTACAACTCATAAAATGCTCCTTTCAAAAAACAGGCGGGGCTTTTGCCCCGCCTTCCTCATGCCCAGCAGGGGCGATGCTCAGATGTTGCCGCAGCCGCAGCCGCTCATCGCGAACTGAGGCACGATGCCGAACCCATACGGGTTCACACGCGGAACGCCGCACATGGCGTTCTGGAGCGTCAGCTGGTTGATCTGATTCTGCAGGCTCTCGATCTTGTTCTGAGCCAGCGCATCAAGGATCTTCTGCGTCTGCGCGGTCGTGTTGGCGTTGATGCTTGCCGTGTTGATCGCGCCGTTGTAGTTCACGCCGTCGATGGCACGAAGCGTCTCACAGCAGCACTCCTGCTGGCGGGCGAAGCCAGAAGCCGTCGCCATCTGCAGATCGCGCAGCTCACCGAGGATGTTGTAGTTGCCGTCCTTGATCGCGCCTGCGTTGTCATACGCCGCCTGACGTACTGCTGCCACCGTTTCGTTGTTCTGGCGCTCCAGCGCAGCGAAATCGGTCGCACGCTGAACATCGCCGACCGTAGCATTGCGCTCTCGGTTGCCGCCAAAGTTGCCAAAGCCACCGCCCATCAGGGCAAGGATTGCAAAGAGCCAAAGCCCTTCACCTCCGAAGCCGCCGAAACCGCCGCCGCTCACCGCCGCGAAATCAGCGGGAGACATAGAGTCGTTCATGTTTGTTCCCTCCGTTTTTCATATTATTTTCACGCGCGCTGTGAAAATTCACTAAAACTGAGACAGGATCGTCTGCGGATCCACGCCTTGAGACTGGCACATTGCATAAAATGTCTGCTGGAGATTCCCGCCGTTTAACTGGCGAATCTGATTCAGCATTGGGTTCTGATTCAAGATTTGCTGCATGGCCAGCGCGGGATTTTGTGCCGCCTGATATGCGTGATACATCTGCACGGCACGGGATACGCCGCTATTCTGCCCGTTCAGCTGCTGCAGGATGGGATTCATTCAGCGCCGCCTCCAATCTTGAAATCCGTTCAGCCAGCGCCGCCAAGTCAATCGGAGGCGCGTCTACATGGGGTGCAATGTCGTAAGGCGTCGCCGTCTTGTACCCAGCTCCGTCTGTCTGGCAAAGCCACACGATCGGCGCAGTCTCGTCCAGCAACAGCTCACTGCAGTTTGGCGCCATCTGATAGGCGTTCACGCCGCCGCGCCCGTTGACGCGTACGATCTCGCGTCGCTGGTATGCGGGCGGATACCCGTACATCATTGGATCACGTCCTTTCTGGCTCTATCGTACCCCAAATCAGCGGCTGGAAAGCGTAGAGTATCGGCATCAAAAGGCGCAAAAAAGGAGGGCATAAAGCCCTCCTTCAATTTGTGCCGATGATCCCGTATGAGATCCCGTCAGCGATCTTTCCGTATGCTCTTCGTCTGCAATTTTTGATCGTGTCAGGAGAAACAAACAGATCCATCGCCACGTCTACACAACTTCGCCTGCGCACATCGCACTCGATGATGCACGCCTCCTCCATGGGCGGCAGATCAAACGCCTTGACGTAGTCCACCGCCCGCTGAGGAGCCATTCGTGATAGCCTTGCTCTGATCTCCCTATGCTGTGCGTTCATCCATTCCCCTCCGCGCCGTGAGCCTGCGGAGCTTTCGCGGGGGAGCGGGGTCGGCGTATCGTTGCCCGCTCCCCGCCCAGAGGGTTAATGCCACGGAGCGTCTGCCAACTGTTTTTCTCCGTAGCCCTTCATTCGATAGAGCGCGTCCTTCTGTGCTGTGGAGATGTTCATCTTGTTGATCGCCTCCAGCACAAACTGCTTCTTCTCGATCTTCCCGTCGCCGTCGGTATCCTCGCCTTTAACCGCGTTAAGATCCTTGTACGCCTCCGCAAAGGATTTCTTGTCGAATCCTGCATCGGAACCGTAACTCTGATACGCCTCGACGATGGCATTCGTCGCATCAGACACTCCAGCGTTTTTCCAGTCGTACGCCGTAGCCTTCAGCTCCGCATCTTCCGCAGACAGCCCGCCGACGTTCTGCAACGCCCGAATTACCTCTCGGCGAGAAATATTCCCGTCAGCATATTCATCGGCAAGATCATCGTATGAGAAACCGTAGGACTGCTTGAATTCCTGCTGTTTGATAACGGTTTCTGCATCCTCGCGGCTGAACCCGACGTCTTCAAGCTGTGAGAGCATATCGCTTCCACCAGCGTTCTTGATGGCGTTTTTCATGCCGGTCTTGATCTGCTTATCAGTATAGCCCTTACTGATAAGGTCGGCATAAATCCGGTCGTACGCGGCCTTGTCATCCTGCAATGCGTGATAGAGGATTGAGTAGTACCGCGATGAGTTTTTCGCGTCCGGAGCGACGCGGTAAATCATCTGCTCCATCTGATACATCGCCCAGTAACTGCCGGTCTCCTGCGCGATGCTTCGTGCCACCGCCCAAGTGTCGCGCCCGATGTTGCCGACGGAAATGCCGAAGATCTTACTGCCGGTTACCAGAAGCTGTTTGAATGCATAGAGCGTGGTCTTCTGCCCGTCGCCCTGTGTGGCCTTTGTAAACAGCTGCGCCGCAGCAATAAAGTCCGAAACCGCATCTGCATCCATGCGGGACACCGTGTAGCCCTGAAGCATGGACTTGATGTCCTTGGCGAACGGAATCCGTCCTACGGGGTCGATGTTGTCCCACAGGTTACTGCCCAGCAGGACGCTGGCGGCCGTATCGTCCTCTCCGGTTACGCCGGTCAGAACCTCGAAGTATCTGCCCCAGTAATCCTTGTCCTTGTCATCCTTCCGCGCCGCATCGACGAGGGACTGGACAAGCGCGTTTACGCCGTCGGTAACCAGCAACGCGATGCTCGTCCGAGCAAACTGCTTCAGAGCCGCGCTCTTCTTGCTGGGATTTGTCTCATAACGCCACGCGTCATAGGATCTAAGGAGCATATTCAGGGACTTCATCGGTTCGCCCATAAATGCGGTGGCCTGTTTCGTCAGGCCGTTCCCGCTGCGCATGATCTGCGTGCGCTGGAGGATGCCGTCAACGACCTGTGACTGGTCGATTACGTCGGAAAACACCTCTGCCGTGCGAGTGTAAAAATCCTCGCTCCCGACTTCATAGCGCCCTTCCTTCTGCACGGTATACTCGCACGCGTTCCAGATCTTGCCCCACGTCACAGCGTCTGCCTTTGCCGCCGCCGCGCCGGATGCATCGCTGAGCTTGTCCATAAAGGTCTGATCCGCGCCGTTGAGAATGCCCTTCATGATCGTGTACTGACCGGCCTGATCGAATCCGGACGAGTCCTTGATGGCGGCAATGCCCGCATACTGTTTGGCCTTCTTCCAGCCATTGCCCTTGGTAGGAGCCTTGACAAGCCCCTTTGCCATGTCGCTGGGATCGAGGATCGCCGCCGCACGGAAGAATGCCGTGGGCTGCTGGAGCACCACGCGGGCGTTCATGCCGACGCTTGCGGCCTTTGTCCTGCCGACGAACTTCTCGATCATGCGCGTGATCGGTTCATCATCGTGGGCGATGCCGTTCTGCACGTCACTCATGAGGTTTCGCCAGTATTTCAGCGCTTGTTCGCCGTAAACATCCGTCAGCACATTCTTGACGTTCTTGCCGGTAAGGTTCCCGGCAGAGTCGCGGTAGCGATAGTTAAAAAGCCGGTTGATGTCCTCCATCGGTTCGAGCATTGTGCTGTAGGTAATCATGTCGCTTGCGTTTTTCGTGAAAACGTCAAACACTCCGCCAAGATCCAGCGTGTTGCTGGCGTTCTCGTTTAGGGCTTTCGCACTGCCCATGTTGCGGATCTCGCGCGGCATATTTTCGCCGCGTTCAGCGTTCTGCACGATTGCCTCTCGCGCCGACTTGATCGGCCAATAATGCTCCTCGGTAAACTTGTCGTACCCATACACGGCCATGCTGGCCTCGTTACCCCACTTGGCAAGCATGGTAGACGCGATTTTCTGCAGTCCCTTTGCGACCTTGATCTGCTCATCCGTCAGGACATCAGTGATCTGAGCCACATCGTTTGCAGTGAGAGGAATGCTCTTCGTGCCGCGCTCGATGGCCGGCAACTTGCCGTCGCGCTTGATGTAGGGCTGTATAACGCCGCCGACAGAGAGGTGCTGCATCGAGTGCTTCCCGCGATTCGCGAGGTTGTAAAGGTTCATGATCTGGTCATTCGTCAGCGTGATCGTCTGTCCGGCCTCGGTCGTAAACGTATGCCGCTCGTTTCGCTGTTTATAAACATCGCGGCTCATAAACTTCTCCGCCAGCTTCGCAATTTCTGCGACCCTGCGGTTCTGCGTGTCCTCCGCATTCCGCAGAGCGCGGAACACGTCCAGACCAGCGTCTCCATATGCGTTGAAAAATGTGCGCGGATCGTACAGGCTGAGTACGGCTTTCTTGTTCGCCCGTTTGCGGCTACTTATGCCGCTCCTGAGATCATTTGCCCACTGGGAGATAAATATATACTTCCCACTCGAAAGTGCCTTGTCGTAGCTGGATACGGTCGTTTCTATGCCCTTGATTGCTTTCCAGACAACGTTAAGCTGCTCGCTGTTCATGTCGCCGATCCGCTGGCTCCCCAGCTCGACAAGCTGATCGATGAAACCACTCTGCCCGCCCTCGCCGAACAAAGCCGGATCAACCACAAAGTTGGGATCGCTGGAGAGAATTTCGTCATACGCCTCGCGGAGGCGGATTGCCTCTTGTGTTCTCTTTGTCGGAGATCCCGTGGTTCCCTTGCGGAGTTTTCCGCTTTCATCGTAGCTCATAGAGCTTTCCGTGTTAATGACGCGGAGGAGTGCGGCAACCGGAGTACGCAGCTGTTCTGGGATATGCTGTTTGTCGGTTGGATGGAGCAACTTCTGCGATAGCGTACCGGCGTGCTTCGAGATCCGTGCGCGGATCTCATTGGCCTTACGTCTTTCGGATCCGGCCTTTGTGCGCTCTGCATAGGCCGTGCGCATCTGCTTGATCCTCTCGTCACGGCCAGCCCGCGTTTTATTGAGCAGATCCTTCAGGTGCGCGATCTCCTTTTCCTTCCGGTCTGCATAGGTCGGTCTGGTCTGCCGGACATCGTCGCTGATCATGCCCTCAATCAGCGCATTGCCAAGTGACGTTACCGCAATGTCGCGGTACTCATCATAAGGATTCGACCAAATGCTGTCGATATCCTCCAGCACCTCGCCCATGCGCGTAAGCTGATCCGCCGGATGCACGATGCTCTCCGGGAAATAGCCGCCGCCAAACAGTTCTGTCAGCTCGTTATATGCCACGTCAACAGGCAGGCCGCCGTCCTTTGCAAACTTAATGTCACGGTGTTCCTTCTTCCATTCGGGAAAATCCGGGATGGATCCGTCATCCGTGTACGCAAGCTTGACGGACTTGAGGTGTTTTTGGATCTCCAGCAAGTCCTCGCCGCCCTCCTCAAGCACACGGGAATTCTGGATGATCTTTTCTGCCACATACTCTGCATAAGCGTGGAGGTCTGTGTCAGGGACATCCTGCGATAGAAGAGCCTTGCCGAGGTTCTCCATATCCGTCTTGATCTCGCTGTACTTCGTCGAGCTGTCGAAGTCGTTGATAAGCCGATTGCCGAGTTTCTTCAGATCTCCCTCGCGGAAGCTCGGCATAGAGGGCTTGACTTCCGCTTTCCACCGTGCCACTTGCCGCTCAAGCGATTTCACGCGCGTCTTGAGCCGGTCGCGTTCCTTCTTGATGTCGCGCATTTCCGTCTCGATCTGCGTCTGCGACTTGAGCTGGAAGCGAGCATCGGCAACGCTGTTTACTGCATTCAGACGTGCCGTCTCATCCCCTGCGAGATACTCGATGGTGCGTACTCCCGCATCCGACAGCGCCTCGCGAATCGCCAAACTTGAATTATCGGGAATCACTGCCGCAAGTACTTCATCAAACCCGACGGCGCGTTGAGGCTTCGCTTCAAAGTATTCAGTAGGCAGTTCTGCGGCGGCATTATAGAGGCTCTGGATCCTTTTCGCGGTACTTTGGCTGATCGAATAATCCTCTTTCGCAAACGTCCGAACGATAGATGCAACCGTACATTTGCCCTTGGCGGCCTCCATCAAAACAGTTCCGATGATTTCGCCCTCTTCATAGGAATTGTCCGAGTGTGGTTTGGTTTCCTTCCGGATCTGATCAACCACACCGCGAATACGCTCCTCAACGGCCTGAATTTGGGTTTTGTATGAATCGCTCTCCACACTTCCGAGCCGCCCACTGTCTGCCTTGATCTCGCCGACGCTATTGTACGAAGGAACAGCACTCGCTTGCAAGCCTCCCGCAGTAACGCCAGATACCTGCCCGCCGCGTTCCTCCTGCGTTTCACTCATGGCCTTTACGATGTTTTCGAGCGTATAGTCATAATGAGTCGAGTGAAAACTCCGGCGATTCCCATTGGCTGTATACGGGTCTTTGCCGTTGTAAATACCGGCATCTCCCAATACGCCATCCAGTTTCCCTCGGATCCACTTCTGCACGTCATCCGGATTTGTGGATTTAAGAAGGGTTTCCCTCGTCCCCCAGTAGTCAATTTCGCCCTTTGTCGTCCCACCGTCCTCATAAAACGCCCACGCGTCCTGAATAAGCCGTTCCATTGCCGCCGGATACACATTGTTTTCCATCGCGCGGGCAACTCGCTCCTCACGTTTTCGTGAGACTTCGTCCTGCGTCCACCCATTGCGTTTGGCGGCACGCTGGAGTATCGCCTCCCCACGATTTCGATAATAGTTCTCGAGGATTTCGCGAATGGCCGAAACGTCCGTCCCGACTGCATCGTTAACGGGCGCCCCAGTAGCAATCTCCGCATTTATCTCTGCAAGCCGCTGCACACCGACCTTATCCACAATCGCTTGCAGCGTGTCGTTCCCGTATGCTTCGGAAAAAACCTTGTCCTTCATAACGGGTTCGAGTGTTTTTCCCGTGTCTGCCAAATAGGCCGCACGCACCGCATCGGAATTGGCCAATTTCTTTGCAAGCTCATCCACACTGTACGTGGATATATCATCCACGCCGAGTGCTCTGATAGCACTGGAACTTGAAAAACTCCCTCCAGCAGTCTTCCTGCTCAGGTCTGAAATCTCCCGTTCAAGGCTGAGAACCTTGCGCGTATTGACCGGATACTCTACGCTCACCTTTGTCGGCGTGTAAGCGTCTCCACCGTACACCTTGTTTCGCGCATCAGCCTGCGGATCAATCGTGCTCTTGTTGAACACGAGAGAAATGGGGCCATACTTGCTATGCCCGGATTGCGCCTTGACAATCGCGATAGACGGCATGGGGATACCCCCTAACCGAAGCGCAGCCAAAATGCTCTCCTCATCCTTGTTGTGCAGGGCTAAGAGGTTCTTTGTCTCCTCAACTGGGGATTTGAGCTGGAACTTTTCTTTTACTCCACGCTGATCCTGTGCGCCTGCTCCAGAACTTCCTCGTCCGTTACCGTCTCCTTTGACAGTAGATACTCGACCATATCCATCTGCTGAACTTCCTTCTTCAGAAGCAAACACACTACCATAGCTTTTCCTTTGCTTATCTCGAAGTGTTTTAAACACCCGATTAAGAGTTTCTGCGCCTCTGTTAAAACCATAATCGAACTCCTTCCCGGCTACCATAAGCGTCTGATGGTCAGATAATGCGGCTTTACCCCCAGAAGCATACAGCGGCGTAGCTTCCGTACCGTCTCCGATCCCATACAACGCGAACACCTGTACGCCTTTTTCATCAGCATACAGCCATTTCGTTGATTCGTCAAGATACTGTTCACTGCTCCCGATTTCCTCGTCGAGTTTTCGGTTCAGCAATGCCCATTCGTCACTGCGAAGTTGCGGCTTCCAATACTTACGGCGAATCTGCAGCTTCGCAGATTCATCAGCATTTGCAGTTACGGCATTCGTCGATTCGCGGATCGTCTTCGCCGCCTTGTCATACGCCGTCTGCCAAAGGTCTGCGACCTTCTGCAGATCCGCGAAGTTCTTGCCATAGGCTTCCTGCGCAGCCTTGTCCCGTGCCTTGCCGGTGAAGAGGGTCTTCACGCGGGAAATAAACGCTTTCAGCCCATCGAGCAACTTGCCGGCCGCAGAGCGGTTTTTGTCGGCAAACCGCCCGAACAGATCCGTGTCGTTGATCATCTTCGCGGTAAAATCTGCCGCGATCTCGTCCATGGCCTCTTCCTGCGTCAGCGTCACGCCAGCCTCGCGGCTTGCGTCGCGGTAGCGCTCTACCATATGCGCCGCCGTGTCATCCCCCAGCTCGTTCGCCCGGTATGCCATCACCGCGTCGCGATACGCGTGGTATTCCGTGGGCGCGGCATCCTGCATCCGGTGCGTCACCTCATGCGCCGCGACAAAGGAAAGCGGGTTTTCCGCATCAGCCGCAAGCAGGACGGTATTCGTACCCTTGACGTACTTGCCGCTCGCCGCGCCGCCCTGCACCTGCGGCACGATCTCGATTCGAACGCCCATGTCGCTTGCGAGAGATCCCAGCACACGTGCAGTTCCTGTATCGTTGTTTGCGAGCTTTTTGCTGTAATCGTTGTCGACAAGGCCGGCCTCGTTGGACTTCGTAACCAACTTTACGCCAGCCTTTTCCCGCGCCAAGCTGCTTGCCGCATCGGCAAGACCGGCCTGATACGCCGCCGTCTGTACGGAAGGGGGGATGTAACGCGCCGCATCGCTCTTTACGTCAGTCAGCGACTTACCGCTCAGGCCAGCCTGATACATCGCTGTAAAGCCCGTACGCAGACGGGGATTGCTCTTTACGGCCTGATTCTGCTGTACCTGCGTCCACGCGTCGCTCCCGTTCTCACCGAGGCCGGTGTCCGACCGGAAGGACTGAATCCCATCTGCGGCGCCCTGATTCCACGCCGCCGTACGCTGTGCATCCGTCAGATCATCGGCAAACGTACCGCGCTTCTCGGTTACGACTCCTGCGCGACCGTCCTCATACGCCTCCTGCATCCCCAGCAGATAACGGCTCACATCGCCGCCGGTATAGGAATCAACGAAGACATTCGCCGCTCCGGCATTTGCCGCGCGGTTGATCGCGCCCTCATAGAGATCGGCGGTGTTCCGATCCGCGAACTTTACCTTGTCGGGGGACACGACCTCGCCGTTTGCCATCTCGATTTGCCCGCCCTTCACAACGGACTTGATCGCCGATTCATTCCCGCCGACAGTGGTCTTCCCGTTCTCCCCGGTCTGGTACGTCCCCTTGACCCCCGACAGCTCCTTCACGCGCGCCTGTGCCTGTTCATAGCGCTGGCTCTGCTTCTCGACCTGCTTGCTGTAGATGCTGTTCGCCGCCTTGCCAGCGGCCATCTGCGCGCCGGACAGAATACCGCCGACCGTAAAGCCGCCCGCAAACTCCTGTGCAGACGTCACAGGGTTAAAGATCGCGCGGTCATCCGTTGTGGACACGATTGGGTTGTTTGCGCCGTAAACGACGTTCTGCATCGTGCGCCCGACGGGGCCTTGCCAGATCTCCTCCATGCCTTCCTCTGCGGCGCTGCGCAGGATATCCTTTACGCTGAAATTCTTCGGCACGTTCTGGATACCGCCGCCAATCTCAATCACCGAGTTGAGCAGACTCGTGGCGATGGCGTAGTTCATGGCCTCGGACGTGCTTGCTCCGTCGGACAGGGCTTCCTGATAATCTGACCCGACCTCGGACGCAAACGCCGTCCAGTAATTTTTAGACGTCAGCGTGTCGCGGAATCCCTTGCCAAGCGTACTGAGGATGCCAGAGCTTTCGACAACGGATGCCCCAAGATTTGCGAGTGCCTCTGTCGACGTTGCCACGCCGTTGACAATGGGTGCGACGGCTGCCGCTCCGGCAGTCATTGCCATCGGAATCGCGCCGCCAACGCCGTATGCAATGTCACCGCCATAAGATGCCGCTTTCTTCGCGGCCTTCCCGGCGATGGAGGAGTCGTTGATCTTGGAAACCTCCTCCTCGCGCTCCGCGTCAAGGTATGCCTTATTTTGCTCGATACCTACAAGACCGTTCTCGCCGAGGAATTTCCAGTCAGGCCGTCCGTGGTACAGCGCGTTAAAAAGTCCGCTTCCCTTGGTGTTCGCCCCCTGAAAGATCGTGTCTATTACAGACGTCACGGCGTCCTCGGCCATCGCTCCCGTAGCCGCAGAGATGCTTGCCGCCCCAGTCAGGAGCGTTTTGCCGAGGTTTTCAAAATACTTCCAGCCGTTAAACTTGCCCTTGCTCTCCTGCCGCTCCTTCGCGGGGTCGATCCGCTGCGACGGGAGGCTGACGGTGGGCTGCGTCGCTTCGCGCTCTTTCCGCGCCTGGATCCGCTGAGACAAAAGCTCCTGCGCAAGAGCGGCCTGTCCGCTCATGCTCTGCGTGGTAGTCTGCGCCCCCGCAGACTGCGATTCCTCGCGCTTTTTCCTGCGCTGCTGCAGCAGCTCCACCGCCAGATCGTTGTTGGTCATATATGCCTCCCTCGCTCGCGTTACTTCTTCTTGTGGAACGTGATTGTCTTCTTGCTGTTGTCCCACGTTGCGGTCGCAGTTCCGTTCTGGAGCATCTTAATCAGTTCAGTTTCACCGTATCGGCTTCCGCCTTCAAGCTTGATCCATCCGTTACCGGATCGATTTGTGATGGTATACTCGTTGATCGGCCTATAGCCGCTCTCATATGCCGCCTGAGTCTGAGCGCCCCAAATGCCGTCCTGCGTGAGACCAGCCGCCATCTGGATCTGCTTGATCTGATCGGACGAGTACCCGTGAGTGTCGTAGCTCTTGCTGGATCTGCGAGAGCTGGACGAACCACTGCGGCTGGAACTGCTTGCCGCCGCTTTCTGCGCCGCAAGCTGTGCCTGTTCCAGTGCCATCTGCTGGTTGAACTGGCGGACGTTTTCGTCGTACTGCTTCTGCCACTGTTCGTCCGAGATCCGATCTCTGTAGTCCTGATAGGCGTAGCTCTTCGCGTCGCCATATCGGCTATAGTCGAGCTGGCGCTCTGCGTCGTACCGGTTTGCGGCGTAATCGCGCTGGTTCTGCCAGTCGCTGGCCTTGTCGCGGTACTCGCCGTACTCCTGCGAGTAACGATCCGCGAGGAGGGAGTACTGCGTCTTAAGATCGTCGCCTTCTGCGTTATAACGATCCAGCGCCATTTGGTACAGCTCAGGCACTACGTCGTTCAGGCTCTGCAGATATGCGTTATACTGCTGCTGTCCTGCGCTCTGGCTGTATGTCGAGCCATAGCCGCCCGTAAGAGCCGCCGCCTGTCCCATCGTATCCTGCATGGCCTGCTTGCCCTGCTGGACGTATCGATCCTTGTACTGCTGATAGAGCGCGTCGCCGTTCAGGTCGTACTTAAATTTTTCACGGTTCTGCAGCTTGCTGAGAGCGTCCTGCATTTGCTGTCCATATGTGCCGCCGCTCCAGTCTCCCGGCTTCCGTGCGTCCGTCTGCTGGAGCTGATTGTACAGATCCCTGACGCGCTCGCTCTCCTCATAGTCTTTGTAGCTAAACGCCACCCGTGTCTCCCTCCTTTCCGGTTCTCCAGATTACTTTTTGAGCAGCGCTCCCCAAGTATCCTTACCGCAGATGCCGTCCGCCGTCAGGCCGTTTGCGCGCTGACAAGCCTTGATCGCTGCGACGGTTGCCGCGCCGCAGATGCCGTCCGCGCCGTAGCTGCCGCAATTGTAGCCTTGCGCGATGAGCGCACCCTGCATGCTCTTCACGGCGTTGCCGCGGTCGCCATTGCCAATCATCTGAGTTGCTACCATGATAATGTCCTCCTCGGTCGTGTTTTTGTTCTGGTCCTCCGGAGCGCCGGAGACAATGGCCGCAAACGGGAAATACTTGCCCGGGCAGTCCGTGGTAGATCCGGCGACGTCCTTATGGCCGATCACCTTGGTGATGCCCCAGCGCCGCTTGATGTCGGCCACCAGCGCCTGTCCAGCGGCCAGCTGCGCGGCGGGCATGGTCTGCTCTACCTGATAGTTGCCCTCAAAGCACACTCCGATGCTGTGGCTGTTCGCGCCGTAAGCGTGCGCGCCTACGGTATCTTCTGGGCGTCCGCGATAGATCGTGCCGTCCTTGCGCACCAGATAGTGGTAGCCGATACCCGCCCAGCCATTGCCGACGTGCCAGCTGTGGACGCCGTCCGGCGTGCAGGTGGTCGTACCGGAGTGATGCAGGATCAGCAGATCCGTCGTGCCCCGCTTGCTGAGTGGCTTTGCCCATTTGTAGGTTTTTTCGACGATGTTCATCTTATTCCTCCTCGTTGCCCGCCGGAATCTTGTCCTCCACCGACACCTTCAGCCGCTTAATCAGGCTCTGCAGAAATCCCGGCACCGGCGCGCCCAGCGCGGCCACATTCTCCAAAATACTAATCAGCTCATTAATGACCAGCCAGATCACCACAATGGACGCGATCAGAAAATCCAGTTTCCAGTTTAGCCCCATCTGATCCGCACCATACCGCACCAGCCAGTCCAGCACGCAGGCCACCGCGACGATCACCAGATAGCCGACCTTTTTCAGGATGCCGCCGATGCCGACGCGGCTGCTCAGCTCTCCGGCCTGCCACGCCTTGGCCATGCCGGTGATGTAGTCCAGCACCATCACCGCGACAAGGATGATCGCCGGGACGATGAGCTGCGTGCCGTAGGATGCCAGCGCCCCCAGCGCGGCCGCAAGCACGGCCTTGATTGCGTTTTCTTTCATAATTTCTCCTCTCTGCGCATTGCGCGTATAAATTAAGTCCGTCAGGGCGTTGGATGTGTGACTATACCTCCGTCTCGATGACGTACAGTCCCACCAGATCAGCCAACGCGTTATACACGGGGTTGCCCGTGTCGCGGTTGCACAGGTACGTCTTGCCGCCCTGGCTGTAGTATTTGCCCGCCTCCAGCGCCATGTTGCCGCTGTACGGGATGGGGTCGTACTTTGTCCCGTCGTGCTGCTCGTCGATGCGGGTGTACAGGCTCTCCGTGCCGGTTCCGGGCAACCACGTCTCTTGCGATGTGTGCGCTTGCAGCACCTTGTACAGGCCGCCGTTGTACACCAGCCTGTCGCCGACTGCGTAGGCCGTGCCAGCCGTCCACTCGGGGTAGTACGCCACCATGCGCAGCGCGGTCGCGTCGTCCACGGCCAGCGTGTTGATTTGCGCCCGCACCATCATCTCCTGCACCTCGCCCAGAGACAGCGGGCGGCGCTTTTCTTCGGCTTCGGCTTTCGCAGATGCTTCCTGCATGGCCGCGATTTCTTCGGCAGTCATGTCAATGTATTCACCGTTCACGTATTTTTTCATGCCTTGACCCCCCAAACTGTCAGTGTTGTTCCAATATTCATGCCGGCCCCAAAAGCACTTACAGCATTGATATAGTCAGTACTCGTCAAGTACATTGGATTTATAAGGCTGGCCCACGTGTTATCGTTGAAACATCTGATCTCGCAATTCATCAGGTCGCCGGGTTCAATGCTTCCAAATGTGCCGTCGCCGCGGTGGAAAATCTGTGATGTTGCCATCCACGGCGTTCCTTTTTGGCGGTCGATCGCGCAAAAAATATAGCCCCGCTTATTTGTATCTGATGTTTTCTGCGTAATAGCGGCAGCTCTATCCTCTCCCGTGTAGATTGGCGTTTTCGGATTGGGATAAATCCCAATAAGGCCCAGATCGTTTTCTACTGCTCCATACTGGAATTCAATATAGATCGCCTTGCAAGGGGCAAAGTTAAGTCTTATTTCGTTGGCGACCTCTGTTAGAGTTGCTTCTACAACTTTTACCCACTCATCGCCTCCGCCCCCCGGCATATCCACCGGACTCCACGCGGTGGGCACGCCGGATGCGTCCACGGCGGCAATCTTGGCAATCTGGCCGACCGTCGCGCCGGTGACGTCCATCCCTGCGCCGTCCTTGCCCGGCGCACCGCAGGGCCTTGCGGGCCAGCCGGACCGGTCGCGCCGTCGAACTCACCGGAAGCTTTAGCCTGCGCAAGCGCTGCGTTCGTTGCGGTTTGCAAATCTGACTGTGCGATAGCCCCGACCTCTTCGGCGGAGTATGTGGGCTTTGTCTCAGCCTTTGCCCACTCCGGGACGGTCGGGTCAGTTTCTTCGATCGGATGGGCTGCCAGATAATCAGCAACTACCTTGGCGATGTCATCCGGGTCTGTGCCACCCAGTCCCTTGATAAGCTCCATGAGCTGATCGTACACGTCTGGCGTGGGATCGGCAGGCGCGCCAGCACCAGACCGCACGGACGGCAACGCGCGCAGGATTGCCACGCGCGACGTGCGGAGGTTGCCCGCAAACAGGCCGATCTGCACCACGCCCGGCACGGTGCAAACGGGCAGCGCGATTTCGTTGCCGCTAAACACCCTATCCGTGAACGTGCCGTCCATGTAGATCGTGCGCATGGTTTTGGTGTCGTAAGCGCTCCAATCCTCGTCGAGCGTCCAATGCACCGTGTAGTCGCTGTTGTCGCATACGATGGACTGCGTATCAGACACCGCGACCTTGTGCGCCACTGTGATATTGATATCAGGCATATTGTCTCCTCCTTACGCTGTCCGTTTCCACGTGTACACCGCCAAATACGGCGGCATATTGTTGTGTGCCTTGCCCCCGCAGTTGCTGCTCTGCGGCCCCGTATATTGGTTGATTTTTCCATCGCCGTCATATAGCCGGATTGCGTCCGTGCCAATTACAGTGCTCTGGCCTGTGTACTGATAGCTCATTTTGATCTCAGGGATTTCGTCAGCTGTCAGCGTTACCTCGGATTCACCGCCGATCGTACCGGGGCGATAGATTGTGCCAGCCGCCAGCAGAAACACGTTATTAATGGCTTCCCATGTTCCGCCGAACAAATCAGCCGGATCGGTCGATTTCGTGGACTGATAGATGCTTCCTACCGGATAGATCCAGTCGAGCAGCATCTGTCCTCCCACACGCAGCGACGCCGCCTGCACCTCTCCCTGAAATTTCGCGTCCCACGCGCACTCAAGCCCAGCCCTCTCGCTGTACTTGCCGAAGGCCACTCCGTTGCCGCCCTCGCGCAGATGCATCGTAACAGCCTGCGTCGGGATAACCGCCGTTACGCTGGCGACGTTGCCGAGCTTGTCGACTACCTCGATTTTGCCTTCATAGCTGGCCGTCGTAAGGATGTCCACACTACCGGTGACGAGCGCCGCCTTGCCGCTTGTCATCGCAAGGCCAGCGCTCCACGAACCGCCCACGGCTCTCCAATAGCCTTTGAGCGTGTAGGTGTTCTCCCCGCCGCAGTCGGAGTGCTTGACCGTGGCCACGCCCGCAATGTGCAGCCCCGTGTCCGCCGGGAGCATCGCGTCATCCGATCGGTAGATCTGTACGCCCGTCAGCGTCGGAGCGGCGTAGGAGTAGAGGTTGACCGTCAGCGTTTGCTCGGCATACATCCCGCGCGAATCCGTCACGCGGCAGATGATCTGTGCGCTTTTCCCAAACAGCACCCCCGTCTTATACGGCGCACTCTCCGCGCTCACGCCGCCGCAAGTAATCGTGTACCCCGCGATGCTTGCACCGTATTTGGTTGAGATCTTACCCGCCGCAAACGTGATCTGCGCCTTGGAAAATCCGCTGATAAACCCCTTAAGGCTTGCAGCCTTGCCGCCGCTGTTGTCTGCCGCCGCCGATGCCCAGCCGGAGGCCACCGTGGGCGCCGCATCCGCCGGAACGCGCAGCGTGAAGCTTACGCTCTGCTCGTCGCCGATCTGCTCCGTCAGACTGCCGTCGCTCCATGTCTTGAGGTAAACCGTACACGTCCCGCTTGCGGCGTTTGGGATCCTGCTTGCAAGCGCCTTGCGCGGGGTCAGCGCGAACCAGTTGTACGCCGTCTCCCCGTCGAAGTCTCCCGCATAGCCGTCTCCCGCGAACGCATAGCGCACCGTGTGGACAAATCCGGTCTTTTTGCTGTTGGTGTAGATGATGATCTCCTCGCCCATGGCGATGGAACTCTTGTTGAGCGTCGGCACGCTGGCGCGCGGTATCGTATCGAGCGTCACCGTCGCCGAGATCGAGGTCGATGAGAGCGTCGTGCCGCTGATCCGTCCATCTGCCGAAATCGTCACGTCCCGACTGCCGTCCGCATTGTGGTACACCCGCACCGTCGCGGATACCGCCATCGTGTAGGAGTTGAGCGAGATCTCTACATGGCGGCTTGCCGCCGTGCGCCGGCCGTCGATCGTA